GGTCAAAGTAGCGGTGGCCCAGGTCGTGCCGGCGGTCGGGAAGTGCGACGCCTTCGGCGCGAAGTCCAGGGTGTACAGCGCAGCGCCGTTAATGTCGGTCAGTGTGACCACGCCGGTCTGCATTACCTGCGACGCTTGAAGCTCCATGGCGCGGCGGATCTTGCGTTCCACTTTGCGCATACCCGAAAACATACGGGTAATGACGTTGGCCCGGAAGTCCGGGGACTGAAACGGGTTTTCGCCAGGCATACGCTTGATGAGATCAAACGAATTGATGGGGATCGCTTCCTTGTGGATCGGGGGCCTAAAACCCTTATTGGTGTACAGGTCGTCGGAGTTCATCCGGTACCCAGTGCTGAGGTCTTGGATAACGATTGAAACGTCTTCCTCGCTGCGTACGATGTCGATTTCGACTTCTTCCGAGCTGTGGAAGTTTTCGGGGCGAGTCCGGAACATTCCCGAAAAGAATGCGGAAGGGCTCGCTTCCTGGTAGTAGGCGCTGATCATGCGCCGGGTGGTGTTGCCGCTCATGTCAACTCCTTTTACTGGTTGCCCAGGATGTTAAGTTCCGTAACATCGATGGGGATAAGTGCGTAATCGCGTAGCTGGTCCATGACCACCGCGTCCACGTTTGAGGCGTCGCCGTCGGCGTTAATCACCAACAGTTCCTTCCGGTATTTTCCCGACACGCCTGCGCGTAAAGGCAGATCGCCCGCCCCGGTGCGGCCTAACGAATACGTTAGAATCGCTTTGGGGACGCCGTTTCCGTTAGTGACTCCGCCCTTTACGAACGGCACGAACTTTCCGGTGGACGAATCGCGCGCAAGAATTGTGCCGGGCAGAAGAGTCGCGGTGCCGGCAAACGTCACCACGTCGTCCCGGAAATCCGGGTCGGCCAAAATTACGCTGCCGATATTGACGTTTTCAATCGTAATGTTAGGCATTTTGCGTTACCCCCATGATGCCGAGAGCGTTCTCAACGGCACCGCAAACGAGGTCGGCGGAATCGGTGCCGTTCTCGCCGGCGTTAGCGCCGTTAGCGGCGGCCGCTGCGGCCGCGTCGTCGGTTTGGCGGGATGCCTGGTCGTTGCGGTTCATGCCCGCCGCCAAGTACTTGGCCTGAAGGCCAACGGTCATCGCTGTGCCGTCTTCGACTGCCTTCATCGCCGTTACCATGTCGCCCGAGGCGGTTCCCATAGTCAGGTGGGCGCTTACGCGGTCCCGCTCACTGGTCACGCCTTCCTGCACCGCCGCCGTGTGTACGTCGGGATGCTTGGCCCGTAATTCGTTCAGGTCCATAGGTCCGATCTCCGGATTACCCCCGCCACTGCGGGCGGTAGTGGTTGTTTGGGCCGACTTTACCACGCTTAGGCCGGAGCCCGCGATAGAATCAATCATACCCCGCTTTAGCGCCTCGCCAGCCAGAAAGGTTCCCCCCTGGCCGTACTCCGCGTTTACTGTTTCGGTAGTAACGCCACGGCCGGTGGCGATAGCTTCCACGAATATGTCGTGCATGGCGTCCAGGTCTTCCCGAACCATGGCCACGCCTTCTTCTGTTCTTAGGTTAGGCCGCTTTTTGGGCGCCATGGTGCTGGTAACGTCTACCACCGAATCATCGACACCAAAAGAAGCGACGACGCCCACACTGCCAAACCGGACCGCCTTGTTGCTGGCGACAATCTCGTCGGCTTTTGCTGCCAAAGAATACGCCGCGCTGCAGGCTTGGTTGCGGACCACCGCGCGCAACGGCTTGGCGAACGCTTCCATGGCCGCCAGCGCGTCAAACAGTCCGTCGACGGAACCGCCTGGGCTGTCTATAACCATTTCAACTCGCTTCACTTCGGCGTTTGTGCCTGCTTCCGCCAGCGCGCTGATTATCTCCGGGTAGGTCACGTTCCCGCCGCCAAAAAGCATGGCCATAAAACTGGGCGTGTTTGTAATAACGCCGACCACTGTTATCTGCGCAACGTCGCCGGCGATACTTAGCACGCGGGCGTTGTCGCCTTCGCTGAAACCGTACCGCGCTTCGTATTGAATTTGCTGGTCAAGCGACGGAACCACGCCGTTAGCCTGGGCCTGTTCTATCGCTTTTCTAACCGCTGCTACCAGTAGCCACATGGCTTGCCTCCCGTTTTCCTAATTGTACGCGCCATTTTGGTTTTCCTCCACCGCGTCGGCGACGGCTTCAAAGGCTGCGTCTGATGCGGCCGCCATGACCTGGTTCGCGCCTTGCAAACCGAACTCCGCTTGCAGTTCTAAAAGCGGGCGGGCCACTGCGGCTTTCTGCTCGTTTTCTCTGCGCAGGCGCTTCATGTTCTTGCTGAACTTTGTGCCGGTTGTTATCCGGGCTTCGCGCGCGTTGGTGCTCCACCCCTGCTCGACTAGCAGCTTTGAACCTTTGCCCTGTTTGAGCGTGTCGGTGCTTGGCTTGATAGCGCCGTACCAATCCGCCGAAACCCAGGCCGCCAGCATGTCGTGCTTTAGCGGGTCGCGCCAGGCTTCCAAAAGACCCTGCGCAGAAATCTTGCCGCGTAGGTTTTCACTAATCAGCCACTCAACGTATACCGGGTGGCAGAAAGTTTCGCCCCAGTCGCCCCACTTCAAGTGAATAGCCATTTTCACTTCGTTAATGGCGGCCTGGCTGGCGCTGTAGTTGTTCGAGAAAGAAAGCTTTAAAATTTCCGGCGGCAATTCTAGCGACCACGCGATGGACTGAACTATCGCCTCTTCGAACGTCCCGAAGTTAACGTCGGTACCCTCGCCGCCCTTCATTATGGGCTCTTCCCCTTCCTGTAGCTCTTCGGCAATCATGCCCGGGACGTGCTGGGTGATGTTGAATTTCCGCGGCGTGCCGTTGGTCGTGTTGTCGGTTACTGACACGCTGCCCCGGCGGGCCGCGCCGCCGGTCATCGGTAGGGTGCCCGGTTTGTCGGTGTTCTTTTTGATAAACATGGCCATAAACGAATTGACCACCGCTTTGCGCTGGGTGCTGTCCCGGTACCGGTCTATTTCTTTGAGGGATTGAAGAACGATAGACAGGATGGGCTGGCCGCGGGTGTCGTCCAGGCGCTTATCGGTTGCGAATACTAAAAACGCTATGCGCCGGCCCGACTTTTCACCGTAGGCGGGGACCCGTTTTGTTTCCCCCGTATCCTGGCGAATCCAATACGCGACCGCACGGCCCGCGGCGCCGAACTCCACCCCGTGTTTAATCGTGTGGCCGCGCCGAATGCCGGCGTCGCCGCCCAGGGGGCTTATGACGCTGCTACCGCTTACAAGCTGGACCGATGGCAGTTTGGTTGTTGGGTTCTGCCTCAGAACGACTAGCACGTCGCCGCTCACAAGCGCTTCCAGGTAGGCCGCGCGCTGTATCGCGCCGAAGGTAGACTCTTTCTGGAAGTCGCACACCTGGGGGCTTTTAGACCAAAGGCCAAAGCGCGTTTCTGTTTCTTCCGTCCAGTCGTTCAGAGAATCTTCCGCCAGCCCCAGTATCTGCTCTTCGGGGCACGCTTCCGGCGTAAGGCCGGTGTTTATAACGTTCGTAACTAGCCGGCGAAGAATGCCGCGGGCGTAGTGGTTCTCGTTAAAAAGTTGAGCCGACCGGGCGCGAAGCGTCCAGTAATCAACTTGCTGAATCTGAGTGGGTCCGAAGCCGCCGGCGAACTTGCCGCCGTCGTATAGGGAATTTTCAAAGGGGGCAAATTGCGATTGCCCCGCATAGTTCCAGGGCTCCAGGTCGTTCACGCTGGTCATGCCGTCCGCGGGGCTCTGCGCGTCGGAATGCGTCGCGCCCCACACGGCGTTCATTGCTCTTTGCAGTATGCTGGGCTTGCCTACCATCCCGGCCTCGCTGTTATAACTCCCGACCCCGTCAGGCGGGTTTGCAGTGTTGCGCATCGGTTGTAAAGGGAATTTATCATTCTGTTCATGGCCGGAATATCCGCCCGGGTTACAAGCTGGCGGTTCTGCCCGGTGTCTAGCGTATACGACTGTATGCCCCCCTGGGTGCCCAGAAAGGTTATCGCGTCTTCATACGCGACTATGGCGGCCTTTGTGGCCGTTATGCGTGCTTCCAGAAACTCGCGGTCCATTACATTGTCGCTTTCTCGTTGGTGGCGTTTTGAAAGTACGGCTGTTCTCGCTCAAGGTAGTCCCAAAAAAGAGGCCAGTCAACGGTTTCCAATTCAAAGTGCTGAATGCATATATTCCACGCCAGGATTTCAACGGCCGCGTGCCCGTACACCAAAAGGTCCCACAACTCGTTGCGCGCGTTGCTGGGCCGGTGCCAGTAATACGACACGGACCCGTTGTCGTCCAGCTTTTCGCGGCGGCTTTCCACGGTCAATTCTTTAAGCTGG